CAACCTGGACGCCCTGCATGAACGCAGGCACGATGAAATATTATCGGATTATTGGCAACCGCTGGGACAATCCGGAGCTGCTAGCACCTGGGGAGCAACAACAGGAAATGCAGGGAGTAATTTGAATGGAGGAAATTATTAGATGAAATACAGAAAAAAGCCAGTAGTGATTGAAGCTGTTCAATATACAGGGACAGACAAAAGCAAGATTAAAATATGGCATTTTTGCAATGGAAAGCAAATTTATATAGATGAAAACGAAAATTATGTAATTCCAACCTTAGAGGGACTACGCCTCGCCAACGTTGGGGATTACATCATTAAAGGCGTAGCAGGGGAGATTTACCCTTGCAAGCCGGAAATCTTTGAACAGACGTATGAGAAAGTAGAGGAAAGCCAATGCACAGATTAACCCTATATAAAGCCTTGGTATCTGTCAGCGTACTGGCGATACTGGGAGCGGTTCTTTTAATCAGGATATAGAGATCAAGGAGGTTATCAGTGGGGAAATTAGATAAGTATTGGGAGTGGAGATTCAACACCAAGAAATTTATAAGCGACTACCCAGAGATTAAAAATATCCTGCGGGACAAGCGGGAGGCTCTTGCGGAAATCGCGGAAGTAAGGCACCAGAATTACAGCAGCCCGCCGGGAACCCCGGGAAGAGGGGACAGCGTGCCGGTCTCCGCGCAGTCCGCCGAAAAGCTGCGGGAAGAGATTGCAGAATATCAGGAGCTTTTAGATCTCCACGAGAACGCCTATAACTGCCTGTCTGGCGAGGAAATGACCGTTATCAGGCATTTATACCACGTGCCGAATAATCGGCGCAGGACGGCGCAATGGCTGGCAAGTGAAGTGATTCATTGCGATAGGGCAACAATTTACCGAATGGCCGGGCGGGCAAGGTGGAAAATCCGCAAATACATAGGGGTATAGCAGAAAAGCAGCTACTTGGAAAATCCAGATAGCTGCTTTTTCTGCCGGCCCCTATTAGCCCCGTATCGCTGTAAGTAACTGTCCGATGTCGCGATTCAGCCTATAGGCAAAATCGGCGGCTCCCCGGATTGCCCCGTAATAGGTTTCCGGCACTGCGTCCGGGGCCTGAAGCGCATCGTTTACCGCTTCTAAGATACTCCATACAATTCGTGCCTGGTAGTCGAATTCCCCCAGCCGATCATCCAATACTCTTAATACTCTTGCCTCCATTTCCTTGTCTCCTTTCTTTACCGTTCCCATTTTCCCCTTGCGATATCTTCAACGAACTCATAACCCGGAAACTCCTTTTGAATGCGCCGGAACTCTGCAATTGCCTTGTGCCGGTCTCTTCCCTCATAGATGGATTCATCAAGTTTCTGAGCCGTATCGTCTTCAAAGACTTTTTCCGTCCAAAGGAAATATCGGATTTTCCCCGTCCATGTATTCTTTTCCCGCTTGAGCGTTACCCGGATGATAAAGGGCATTTCCTCAAGCTCCTTTGCCCGTCTGGCAAGGCTCAGGCGGTATTCCCGAGCCATTGCAAGCAGGTTTTCAGCGTCCTGTATGGTGTCCCTTGCCAGACTGTCATAGTACATAAGCCGATCCATCGTGGCTACCTTGTCCGGGCGGTAGGTGTACAGTGTTGCCCGGTGTTCTTCCCTTGTGTTCATTTGTTACGCCTCTCTTTCAACTTTGAAAAGATAATTCGATTGATCTGCTGTACAGATGCCAAAAAAAGTATTGGTGCGAGTGAAGTAATATTCTATTTGATAGAATTGCTTTAGTGCCAGCTGGTAAACTTCCCATTGTGCCTGACACCAGACAGCTGCCTCTCGATCTCCCTCAGTAATCCATTTGTCCCAGCACTTGATACAGTTTACAAGTTCTGTACCGAACTCTGTTTTTAAAAATGCCTGTTTATTGAATTTCATTTCTGTTACCTATCCCTTTCCGGGAGCCTAGGCGAAAGGCTCCCACTTGCTAGAGTTGTATGTTTCAATGTTGTGCCACGGCTTCCAGCCGTCTGCCAGCTTATGCCGTGCGGCTTTTGCTTTTTCAAAGCACTGATCGCCGATGTGCAGATGATTGGCAATTGCTTTTTCCCGGCTGGTTGTCCGGATCATCTGCAATTCGTCAAAGTCTTCATCCATTAAGATGGTTTCGTAGATGTCCCCGATCTTTACGGTAGAAAGCAATAATTCCTCCTGATATAACCCGTATACCTTATGCTGCATGATAATGTGTTTCATGGTGCTACCTCCTGTTTGCTATGTTCCAACCCCGGCGCTCTGGCCGGACGCTTGCGGCTTAATGGCTCTTTATAGTCGCCGCAACGACTTTTAATTTGGGGCAGAGGGCTAAGCCTCCTATTTCTTTTGGGAGCCTCCGGAAGGTATCCCGATGGGGGCAATTCTCTTTCCCGCATATCCCGCAATCACACCGTTTCAATTCTTCTTTCATCATGTCTCTGTCTCCTTTCTACCGCCGGGGGCTTATTCCCCCAGCTCCTTATGTTCTTCTTTGCTGCCTTTTCCGGTGAAGGTTCCGGAACTTCCGTACATATCCCGGATTTCATTCATGGAATAATCTTTTCTGCTCTTTTTCCGGTAGCCTTCCGGCTTCTTGTACCACATTCTTTTTTTCGAGTGCCAGATGAATCCCAGCTCTTTGATTGCCTCTTTATGCGGTTTTGTGTTGCCGGATAACCAGATGAAGCAGCCGATAATTTCAATTTCCACGCCCTCCATCTTAATAAGCTTCTCTATGATGTCTTTGAACTGGCCGGCTGTTTCCTTATTTTCCTTGGTGTAGGTCTTGCCCTCGGCTGTCTTATGAGTGTTCTTTACCATCTTGAAAAATTCATCATATTCATGATTGATGGCTTTCATCAGTTCCACATCGCCGCCCCTGTCCGGGTGATTTTTCATTGCTAAGGTTCTATATTGTCTTTTCAGGTCTTCCAGTGTTTCGACTTCCTTAAAATATCTTCCGTTTAACATTTTGCTTTCCTCCTGTATTTGGATATACATACTAGTACTAGTATGTATATTTTTTAGGGAATTTAATCATCCCCTAAAAAATCATCAATTGCATTTATAACGACTTGCCTTTGAGAGATTCCTGTTAGTTCACACTTTTCTTTGAATTTAGCTGCTTTTTCTTTTGGTATGTCTGCAACTATCCGTGTGTAAGTCTTTTCGTTATATCTGCGTTTTACTTCGGTTGACGTTGTTGTCTTCCTTTTAGCTATTGCAACCACCTCCAATCAGTGGTATAATAGGACATAACAGAAGGGAAGCCGTTACGGTTGACCCTGGCGATTAAATAACCGCTTTAACGGGTGCCAGCCGTGCGGTTATTTTTTACGCTTATGGTAATCCTTACCCCTTTGAAAGAGATTGTAATTCTTATCATATGCAACCTTACCTTTCTATAGTCTCGACTCTTGCCGGATTCAATAACGGATAAGGTCAACCGCTTAACTCCCCTATTCTGTTGTGCCGTCCTCCTTGAGGACAATTACATAATATCATACTGGTACGAGTATGTCAATGCCTTTTTTCAACTTTTTTAATATCTTCCGTTTAACATTGTTCTTTCCTCCTGTGTGGTGTTCCGTATCTCTTAACTTGATTACAGTATACCCTAAAAATAGGGTAATGTCAATAGCGAAATACACTTTTTTTAGGGTATTTTCTTGATTTCCATTAGATAGCATGTTAAAATCATATTAAGGAGGTCAAAAGATGATTGTATATAAGGTAGATATTTTTAAAGAGTTAAAGTCTCACGGATTCAATCAGACAAGGCTACAACGTGAAAATCTGCTATCAAAACAGACAATGACAAATATTAAAGCTGGGAAATCAATTTCTTTGGAAACATTAAATCGCATATGTGTAATGTGCAGAATGCAGCCAGGAGATGTTATTGAGGTTGTCCCAACAGATGAAGAAAAGTTAAAATATTTTTAAATGAAAAGGGGTTGAAATTATCCTAAAAATAGGGTATAATAAGAAGCGTCAAGGGGGCAAGCTCTTGATGGTTGGACGAAAGGAGTATAGAAAATGGAGGGAAAAAATATGGGAATGACAGATAGCCAATTTAAAGCATTTGTGAGATTTTTAATTGATGCATTACAGGAAGTGAAAGAAGGACAGGAAGAGGACAGAGAAAAGAAGCTAGATAAAATTTTGGACAACCTTCAAAGTAGCTTGGAAGACTAGACAAGGAGGGCGGGCTTGTCACCGCTCTTTTTCTTTGCGAAAAAACTTTGTTATCTGCAGCAAGTTGCGACAGTCGCAGGGCTTTTCTATAGTATAATGATAGTGTAAAAGAAGCAGGAAGAGCAGCTTTTACAAATCGGTAGTTCAGGGGTCATGTAAGCAGGCATCTGAAATCCTCCATATATATTTTTCTTTCACGTCATTAGAATCCGTAAGAAACCGCTCAGAGATGGGCGGTTTTTACGTAGGGGAAAACCAGCAGAAAGGAGCCGCAATTGACAAAAGCATTAAAGAACTATGAAAAAGCATATAAGGACTACAAGCGCGGCATGCCTTACAAGGAGATTGCGGCGAAATATAATGTAAGCCTGGATGCAGTCCGCAGCTGGAAGACCAGACACTTCAACCGCATGGCAAAAGAGGAAGAGGAAGCAGAGGCGGCCAGATGTGCACAAAAAGCGCATTACGATGCACACCATTTGAATAGTAAGCAGGCGGCGGAGCTGATACAGGCAGCAACGGGACCGGCGGAAGATGGAAGAGGGCAGAACTCTACCATAGACAGTCAGAACCGGGCGGCACTTAAAGAGCTGGTAGAGATTAAGCGTACCGGCGCACCTCCTGCATACAGCTTTAAGGATACCGGAAGGATGATTCAGCGGATCGGTGAGTATTTCCAACGCCAGCAGGAAAACAAGGAGCCGTATACAAGGGCCGGCATAATCCTGGCACTAGATATTGTAAAGGAAACCTTCCAGCGCTATCTGAATGGTGAAATGGATTACCTATTAGAGGAACATATCATTGCTAACCAAATAGATACCGATACTTGCAACAGAATTCAGCTTGAGGATGGATCGGAAATACCCGTCGATTGTGCGGGAAATCCGCTTATTCCATTCAGTTTAATCCTGCAAAAAGCCTTGCTAAAGCTGGAAGAGCAAGCAGAATCAAGGCTTTACGGGAAAGCAAGGCCCGGCGATATCTTTACAATGAAGCAATACGGCTGGACAGACGAACGGAGCGCCAGCACGGTCAATAATACGCTGGTCATTGCTACGGCGGAAGAGTCTGACCGGGCGCTTAAGATGCTGTATGGGAATTCCTAACTGTACCGATAATATACATTATGGGAATAGTTGTTAAAACAACAATGTTGAAATTCCAACGGTTCCAGCGATGCAGCAGATTACACCAATGGCAAACTGCCAGATATACAGAGCTATACAGCATGTTCATTCATATAAATGTATAATATACGTTGTTTGGCTGTAATATTCCGGGGATATTCCGTACCTTACAGCATATTCATACAAATAAGCTTGCACGACAGTGCGAGCCTACGGGGGCGCGGGGGTGCTATACCCCTGCACAGTTGCCGCCCACCCCACCCACGCCAGCGCAAGGCATATAAAAGCTAGGAAGTTGATTGCGGGGGAGGCTGGTAGCTGGTGCAAAGATGCCAGTTTCCTTTTACGCTTGAGCAGGCAGACGCAGGCACGCGCAGGGCCAGGCCCCACATTGGGGGGAGGGTACTATATATATTTGTGTGTATGTCGGGTACCACGCGCAGACCCATCCCCCAAAAGAGGCCCCTCAAAATCAAAGGGTGGTCATAGCATATATTTTTAGGAGGTATTTATGGAGACTTTGAAGGATTGGACAAAGATTGTCATAGAAACAGAGGCTGGAACGCCTCTTGCCACTATTACAGCAGATGAAATTCTGGCTGAAGATGGAATCGTGGTGAGATTGACACCGGAGTATGAGAAATAAACCAAGACCACAAGACGTTTATCTGAAAAAGGTACAGACTGACTATAAAGCATACTGCTTCCACGTCCACAACCACGGACTAACAAAACCTGCCTGGATTCCAAGCAGGTTTCATGTGTTTTTGTGCGATGTGCTGCAGGAGTTTGTGGAACGGGAGACGGACAAGGCCTTTGAAATATTGATTTTGAACACCCCGCCGCAGCATGGCAAGAGTACCACCGTAACGGAGACCTTCCCGGCCTTTTATCTGGGGAGAAATCCAACGAAGAAAACGATTCTAATCAGCTACGGCGATGATCTGGCGGAGCGGTTTGGCAAGCGAAATCTGGAAAAGATCCGGAGTTACGGAAACCTGTTTGGGGTTAGCCTGAACAAGAAAAAATCCACCTCAAGGGAATTTGAACTGTCGAACGAAAAGGGCCGCATGATTTCCAAGGGACTTGGATCCGGTATTACGGGACACTCCGGGGATTTGATTCTCATTGACGACCCCATCAAGAACCGACTGGAAGCGGATTCGGAGACCTTCCGGGGCCGAATTTGGGAAGAATTTGAGGACACGGTAAAATCCCGTACTTCTGCCGGGGCCAAGATTGTATTAATCATGACCCGCTGGCACGAGGATGATTTGGCAGGCCGGATTCTGTCGGAGTATGCAGACCGTACTACTCTGCTGAATCTTCCCTGTGAAGCGGAAGAAAACGATCTTCTGGGCCGGGAAGCAGGGGAGGCGCTTTGCCCGGAAATTGGGAAAGGGAATGCTTGGCTTTCGGACTTTAAAACCACTTTCACCACGGAGCAGGGGGTAAGAAGCTGGAATGCCCTGTATCAGGGGCGGCCTACTTCCGCAGAAGGAAACCTTCTCAAGCGGGAATGGTGGCAGTATTACGACTACCGGGACTATGCGGAGCGGAACCTTCTCTTTGACACCATGATTCTAAGTGTGGACGCGACCTTTAAGGACCAGGAGCACAACGACTATGTGGCCATCGAAGCCTGGGGAAAGAAGGGGGCGAATATGTACCTGGTGGATGTGATCAACGAACACCTGAGCTTTTCGGATACCATGCGGGCTATCATCGGCATGAAGGCCATGTATCCGCAGACAGGGGCAATTCTCATTGAGGATAAGGCCAATGGCTCGGCGATTATCCAGATGCTGCATGCTGAAATAGCCGGTGTCATTGCAGTACTGCCAAACGGAGGAAAAGAAGCCCGTGTCAGCGCCGTATCACCGGCCATTGAGGCGGGAAATGTGTATCTGCCCAGGGATCGGGCCTTTACGGGAGCCTTCATCGACCAATGCGCCAGCTTTCCAAACGGGAAGCATGACGACATGGTGGACGCGATGAGTCAGGCCCTCGCAAGGCTGATTTTCACCCATACAGGCGGAAAAATCCCGCCAAAACCAAAGGGAGACTGGGATTTTGTGAGGAAACCAAAACGAGTAGGAACTGGGAAAGGAGATGTGATTCATGTTATCTGAAAAAGGAAGTACAATGGCAGCAGCGGCAGCCAGTGTGGCGCTGTGTTTTCTGTCCTTTCGCTGGGGCGTGCGCTTTGGAACAGACCCGCAGGCAGCAGCAGAGCGGAGTCTTACGCCCAATTTGCCCCGGAACAAGCGGCAGGAAGACTCGGAACTGAATAAAATGCGTCAGCTTTTTGAGAATGTTGAAAATTACAGCGGAGACGGGAGCAATCAGAGGAAAATCGGATGATAGGCAACGAAATTTGGAGAAAATATGAGCGCTGCAAGGACTATTTGCTGCGAAAAAGTCTGGTCACAAGCACCAATAAATACTGGAATTTCTATTTAGGCGACCAGTGGAACGGCTTAGAGTCGGGTGGGGAAGAGCTTCCCACCATGAATTTCATCAAGCCCATTGTCAAACACAAGGTTTCCACGGTCTGCCAGAACAATACGGTGGTCAACTATTCGGACACAATGGGAAAAGACGATCTGGCGGAGGTGTACAAGACGTTAAGTCAGATTTTTTCGGCCTGCTGGGAAAAGGCGGAAATGGATACCAATGTGTGGAACATGGTCAAGGATGGAGCCATTGCAGGAGATTCCTACGCCTTCTTTGGCACTGCCGATGTACGGGACATGCAGATTTTGTCCAATATGTCGGTGCTGCTTGCGGATGAACAGAAGACGGATATTCAGGAGCAGCCCTTTCTCATCATTCGGGAGCGGCTTTCCGTCAGCAAAATCAAGGAGCTTGCCCGGCAAAATGGGATTCCAGAGGATGAAATCGAAACCATACGGCCCGATGAAGATACGGACTACTTAATCCACAACCGGGAGGATGTGGAGCATAAAGGAGACGAGGGAAAAACCACGTCGCTACTCTATCTGGAAAAGAAAGACGGCGTGGTCTATGTGGCAAAATCGACCAAAACCTGTGTGTATCAGCCCCTTGGCCCCATTTGCAGCGAATTAAACGGTCAGATGGTGCGGGGCATGCGCCTGTACCCCATTGTCCGCTTTGTCTGGGAGGATACCCCCAACAATGCCAGAGGACAGGGAGAAGTGCGG